ATGATAAACAACTTGCAGGACTTTTAGAAATAAATGATTTTTTCCAAAGAATAGTTTTGTTAAATGTTCATATAAGTAAAGTAAGAGTCAATGGAGAAAGACTGCCACATAAAACAGTTGAATTTTTTAAAAAGTTTGAAAAGTGTAGTGATCTACAGCACTATTTTACACCAATTACAGCATATAAAAGCTTTGAAAATTTCGCAGATCGAGTTCTTAGCAATATTACTAAAACAAGTGACTATATTGCAACAGGTTTATTATCTATAGCAGAAGATGCAGAGCCTACTATTTTTGAGTATCAGGATTAAATCATGACTCATTCATTTGATGTAGAAATAGCTAAAGAGCTAGGAATAGAAAAAGCAGTAATACTGCATAATTTAGTGTTTTGGATTAATAAAAACATAGCTAATTATAAGAATAAGTATGATGGGAAAACATATTCATACAACTCTTATGAAGCGTTTGAAGAGTTGTTCCCTTATATGAAAAAAGAGAAGATAAAAAGAGTCATTTTATCTTTAGAAAAAGATGATATTTTAGTTAGTAGAACAGACTTAAATAAGAACAAGTTTGATAAGACAAAATGGTACAGTTATGGAAATAATCCTATTGTTAAGAAGTTAGGACTAATAGATGAAAAAGCCCTAAATAACGATGTTCATTCGATAGTGCAAGATAATCTCTCCGATGGTGCAAAATTGCACGATGGGGAGTGCAAAATTGCATCATCTATAAAGAATAATAATCAAAGACAGATAAAAAACCAGATAGAAAACTCAGATAATAAAAATATACAAAAAGATTTTTCATTTTCTCTCACTAAAAGCTCACAATTTGAAAATACAAGTGCAGAGTATCAAGACAAATTAAAAGCTTATGCCGTATCTAAAGATGGAGCATACAGCTATCAGGCATTTTTAGATCATCACTTAGCTAAAGGCTCAAAGTTTAAAGACTGGAGCAGAGCATACAACACATGGATAAACAACTCAATAAAATTTAACAAGTTTGTTCCAACTGCATATATCAAAAAACTAGATCATCCTACACTAGAAGCAGTTTATGCAGAGTATGGAACTAACAGAGCATACGACACTAGCACTTTATGCTACTTAGGAACTTTTAAACAGATGGCAAAGACAGAACAGCCACAGCAACAGCCAGAACATCAAACAGCAAACAAGTCTGTAGAGGGTATATTTGCAGGACTTGCAGAAAGTAAGAGGGTATCGTGATGTTAAAGTTAATAGAGTATTCAAATCAAAAAGACACGAATTACATCATAGCAGGAATTGTAGATGAGAATTTTATATTGATGGGTTTTACAGTTGCAGATAGAAACTTACAGCGTGCTACAGATAAGAACTTTAGAACAGCAGAGAGAGCAATGAAGTGGGCAGATAGCAATTATAAGGCTTTGATATGAGTGTAAGAGTAATAAACGATATTGATGCAGTAGTAGTTGATTTAGTTCCTATGCCTGCACCACGTCCGAGATTTAGTAAATATGGAACTTACAACAATTCTAAATATACAAACTATAAGAGTGCTTTTTTACTCAAAGCAAAGCAACAAAATAAGAAGTTTTTAACAGGAGCTTTGAGATTAGAAGTTTTGTTCGTTATGCCTATTCCAAAGAGTTGGAGTAAAAAGAAGAGATTAGCAAGTGTAGGGCAGCCACATGTTTGTAAGCCAGATACAGATAACTTAGTTAAGTCTATGTTAGATGCACTAGAGGGAACAATATACAAGAATGATAGCCAGATATACAGTATATCAGCAAAAAAAGTTTACGGAAATAATCCAAGAACAATTTATATTATAGAGGAGTTAAAAGATGACTAAAGAGATGTTAAAAGAGAAGATTGAAGAGATTAAAGATATGGGAAGAGAAGAGTTAAATGATTTTTCGAGAACTTTATCCATGAGCAGCTTAGCAGGGCGTGCAAGAAATTATTTGTTACGAGCTATTGAAGTAAGAGATGCAGAGCTTAGTAGTAGAGATGATGCAGTTATAGTAGATGGTGATCTTGATGATACAGATTGTTAGAGAGAAGATAGAGAGTGTTTTACACTCCATCTTCAAGAGAGATACAATAAAGTATAAAAAGAGGTTTTGTGATGGCTAAAAATCTAACAGTAAAACAAGAAAAATTTATACTTAAATATTTTGAGTGTGGTAATGCAAGTGAAGCGTATCGTTATGCTTATAGTGCATCTAAGATGAAAGATGAGACTATAAACAATAAAGCTTATCAACTTATAAACAAGGATGAGATTAGGGCGAGGTTAAAAGAGCTACAAGCCAAAGCAGAAGAAGAAAGCAAGTGGAGTGTAGAGAAGATAATCAAGGCTCATACTAGAATATTTGAGATAGGTATAGGTGATGTAGAAAGTTCCCATTTAGTTTCAGAGGGTGCAGGATATGGCATAACTAATACTATTGAAGTTGAGATGAGAGATACAAACTTAGCAAGTGCAAAAGGTGCATTAGTTGAGATAGGTAAAATCTTAGGTTATTACGAGAAAGATAACAAGCAAAAGGCAGGGGAAATATCACTAGCAGATTTTGCAGAAGATTTTTATAATAGACAGATGGCGAAAAAGAATGAAGATAACTAAAGTTCTTGATAGATGGGCAGGAAGCATAGAGTTATTTGTTGATGAGTGTTTGTTTGCAAAGAGTGATAAGAGTCCATCAAGCCAACAGAGAGCAGTATTAAAAGATATTGATGCAGGAGAGACAGACATAAGTATATCTTCAGGGCATGGTACGGGTAAATCTACTCTTTTATCATGGGTGATTTTGTGGGTAGGTTTATTCAAATATGATGCAAAGATACCAACAACAGCACCAACAGCACCACAGCTAGTAAGATTGTTATTACCAGAGGTTAGAAAATGGCGTGAGAAGTTACCACGAGAACTGAAAGAGTGTGTAACTGTAAAAAACGACAGCGTAGCTTTTTGTAATAACAATCAATGTGTAGCCAGAACTGCGAGGAAAGAAGCACCAGAGGGGTTACAAGGTTTCCACGCTACTTATTTGTGTTGGATCATAGACGAAGCGAGTGGAGTTCCTAATGCGATATTTGAAGTTATCGAGGGGAGTTTAACAGGAGCGAAACATTTACGACTACTTACAGCAAATCCAACGAGAACAGATGGATATTTTTACGACTCACATCACAAGAACAGGGAGTTATGGAAGAAACACGTTTTTAATGCAGAAGAGAGTGAGAATGTAACAAAGGAGAGTATAGAGCGTAAAAAGAAAGAGTACGGAGCAGACAGCGATGCTTATAGGGTTCGTGTTCAAGGTAGGTTTCCAAGAGCATCAAGTGATGCAGTAATTCCTATGTATATAATAGAAGATGCTATTAACAGAGGAGATGACTATAACGATTATGGCGTGGAAGTGTGGGGATTGGATTATGCAGATGCAGGAGATGATAGAACTATACTTGTTAAGCGTGTAGGGCATTATTTTTATGAGAAGATAGAGTGTCCTATTACAGGGAAGCATAGGCAGGTAAACACAGCGAGATGGTTAGCTAGTATCTATCTTGAAGCAAAAGAAAAAGGAAGAGAGCCTAAAGCTATATTTATAGACAGCATAGGAGAGGGCAGTGGACTTATGAGTGTGCTTAATGAGCCACAATATTATCATATTCCTACAATAGGATGCAAAGTAAGTGAGAAGCCGTCACGACCGGATATATATCTAAATCTTAGAGCAGAGCTATATTACAAGCTAAAGAAGATCCTAGAGGACGAGGGAAAAATGTTTGATGATGATACAGCTATAGGCGAGTTGTCGGCTCAAAGATTTAAAATTACAGAAAAAGGAGTAATCCAAATCATAAGCAAAAAAGACATCAAGGAGGCGTTGGGACGAAGCCCAGATATAAGTGATGCGATGGCACTAGCAAGTAACACAGTCATAGCAACATCACAGGAGGTTGAAGAGTATCACGAGAGAGATATTTTTCAAGATGAAGCAGAAGAGGAGTTTGCATCATGGTAGATGATAAAAAACCAAACACGAATGAGATTAATACATATTTTCTCATAAATGAGTTATTCGGTGGAGATGGAGCAAAGGCACTTAGTGTTGCAAGAAAATATCCAAGTGCAAAGTTTACGCTCACGCCAAAAAGTATAGAGAGATACATGATACTTGAATGTATCGTTGATAGAGGGATGCCAGACGAGGATATCATAAAGCATTTTAAAGATATAGGGTTTGAGATAAATACTTATAGAGTTAAGAGACTAAGAAAGGAGATCGAAGATGGCAAAAGGGAATTTTAGTGAGGAACTTGTGGCAGAACTTGTAGCGATAAGAGATGATGCTATAAATGGATATATGCAGCACAAGCAGGAGTTTATAGCACTAGAGAGTGCATACATAAACATATTATCAGAAAAACAGCGAAAGAGTCTATTACAAAGAAGAAAAAGTGCATTGACTCCAAATCTAATAAAACCCAAGGTTGACAAGATAGTACGTGACTTGATGAAGTCATTTTTCGGCAATGATGAACTTGCAATTATACAGCCAGACAAGAAAGATAACGAAGAAGATGCAAAAGTATCTGATGCACTAAAAAAAGAACTCAAAGAGTACGGAAGAGATAAAAATCTATACACAAATCTAAGACCGGTTGCAAGAGAGTCTTTAGTTTACGGTACAGCAATTATAAAAGTGTACTGGAGTGTTAAAGAGAATAATATCAAAATGGAGAGATGCAGGCTTGATGATGTTTATTTAGATCCATACGCACCAACAACAGCAGATATAAATTATCTTGTTCAAAGAGTCAGCAGCATGACTATAGCAGACATAGAGAAACAATATCCTAAGTCAGGTGTGGACTGGAAACAATACGTAAACGCATCACTCAATGCTCAAACAAAACAAAATGAATACACGGACATAGGGAAATATCATAGAGTTGAGTTTCACGAAGTGTATCGTAAAAAGAACGGTAAGTGGTATGTAAGTACAATACTCAATGATGATACAGTGCTTAGAGCAGATAAATATCTTAAAGATGGGTTGCCTTTTATCGTTGGTACACTTGATCCACAGTTTGTTATGTTAAATGAGCCAATTAATCCAGTCCGTGCTTATGGAGATGCTTTTATAGCTCCACTTATATCTTTGCAGAATGAAAACACTATTAAGCGTAATCAACAGATAGATGCTACAGATATACAACTTAATCAAAGATTTATCACTACTAAAGAGAGTGGAGTTCGAGAAGATGATCTTATCTCTAATCGTAAAAAGATAGTTGTAGACAATATAAACAATATAAAAGAGTTGCCTATACCAAGACTCAATGATAGTATCTTTGATGTTCAGCAGTTATCAGCAGAAGCAGAGGAAATAAGTGGAATAACAAAATTAAGTGAGGGATTAAGTGGAGTTAGAAACAAAACAGCTACAGAAGTTGAAGCTATGCAGATGCAAGGCAGCAATGTTATAGATGATATCTCACGTGCTTTTAATGAAAACTTTTTCAGACCTCTTATTCATAGGATAGTATTACTCATTTACAAATATAAAGTGAGTGAAAACTTTATGGATATTGATAGAAAACGTCCATTAAGACAAAAGATAATCATCAATGTTGGTATAGGCTCAATTAACAAGATGATGCAGATAGACAGCATAGACAAATCAACTGCTACAGTTATGCAGAGTTTACAGCTATTTATGCAGATGCAGGATATGCAAAGAGTGCAGAAGTATATACAGATGCTAGATGATCTAAATATAGAGAAGTTAAAACTCTTAGGGCAAGATAGCGTAATAGAAAAAGCCGAAGAGATGGAAGAGCAAATGCAACAACAAGAGGAGGTTATGCAATGATAGGCAACGAACAAACAAAAGAGGAACAAATCACACCAGAGGAGGTAATGGATAATGAAGATAATGGCGTAGAGATTTTAAAAAGAAATCTAAGTGAGACATCAATGATATTAGAAGAAGCTAAAAGGGTACGTTCAAGTGATGTTTATTTGCTTATGGAAGATGAGCTTAACTCTATGTATCAAACAGCTTTTACGGAAGCATATTCGACAGATGATGCTTATAAAGCAAAGTTTGCTTTAGAGAGGATGAAAGGTATCGGATCAACCATGAAAGTTTTAGATAACTTAATAGCTAGACTTGAAGATGATGCGAATAATATCGGTAATGAAATTTTAGAAATGGAGAAGTAAGATGGCAACAGCAGATATAACAGGCAAAAAGTTTGTAAAGACTACAGCAGTAGAGGTAATTGATGCAAGTGGTAATCAAGTGTTACTCCAAGATGTAAACAAGACTCATAAAACATATACAGTTCCAAGAGATGAGTTTGAAGCAGATTATGCTTTTGGAGAGGATATTTTAGAACATTTTGCAACATTAGCACAAAGTGATGATATGGCAGTATCTAACAATGAAAACGATACAAAAGAAGTTGAAACAGAGGAGACAAAATAATGGAAGCACCAATGATAACACCAGAACAACAAGAGATGATGCAACATCAACTGATGCAAGAACAACCACAACAACCAGAACAACAAGTTGATGAAGTACAGATGGCTAAAGAGGCTTTAGGGCTAGATGCTTATGAGAAAGAACTACAAGAAATGAAAGCACAGTTGCAGGAGAGTAAAGAAAAAGCAGTGTTTAAAGAGGTCAGCAAGAAATATGATGGAGTTGATCCAGACTTAGTTCAAAAAGAGCTTGATAAGTTAGCAGAGACTAAGCCACAAATCGCACAAGCATTAAAAAGTGATCCTGATGGCTTAGATATGCTTTTTACTAAAGTAAAGGCATCAATGCAACCAGAAGAAAAACCAGATGAAATTACAGATAGTGGTAGCAATGGTGGCAACAACAACAGCGACTTTAATAAAAAGCTCGAAAATGGAAATGCAACAGAAGTAGATTTAGGTGATTTTATCTTAGGTGCATCTTAATACTACAACTCACATTTTAAGCTAAACATAAAAAACCTTACTTTTAATATAAATTTTAACAAAGTAGGGTTTTTTATATAACTCTCACAAAATCCTCTTATTTTGAAAATTTATTTTTGTAACAATACTCAAATAATAAATAGAAGAGAAGAGAGAGGAAATAAGTAATGCTAACAACATTAAACACACAGCTTACGCAAAAGCCATCGATTGTAGATGCAATTATAAAGCAGGGCGTAGCTACAGCACCTATTATTAACATGATAGGTACAGGAAGTATTTCAGCACCTGAACACAGTTGGATCAATGATAGATTTGCAGATGCTAAAGATAATGCAAATCTTGAATTATCAGATCTTAATGAAAACACAGTACCGACTAAAACAAAGACTTCTAATGTGGCACAAATCATTAAAAATGAAGTTGGTGTAACACTAAGACAAATGCAAATGAGTCAGTATGGTGGTAAAGAGTGGGCGTATCAAGTTGGTAAAAAAGGTAAAGAGCATCTAAAAGATATTGAATATGCACTTTTAGGTTTAGGAAATACTAATATTGAAGCAGCACCAGTTGTAGCAACAGCAACAAAAGCTCCAAGAATGGCAGGACTTTTTTACTTTGTACCGAACGAGCAGAGATATACACCAGATGGTTATGATGCAAGTGATGAAAGTACGTTTGTAGATTTTTCTCTTGATGAGTTGCATAACTTCTTAGAGCCTTTATGGAAACGTGGTGCGATGGAAGATGATACGTTTAAAATTCTTTTAGGGTCAAAACTAAAGCAAAAAGTAAATGCAGTTTGTAAAGATTATATTGTTCGTATGCAGCAAAACGGAAACAAAGTAGATCCAACAGTTACACGTATTGTTACTGATTTTGGAGAGGTAGAGTTTCAACTACATAGACACTTTGCAGGAGATGCACTAAAAGATAAGATGTTGGCAGGAAAGTTTAGAGAAGCAAGAGCTATGTATGTATCTCAAACAAGCTTTAAAGAAGTGCCAACATCTAAAACAGCTAAATATGGTCGTTACTATACAGACCTTACTTTAGAGGTTAAAAACGGTGACATGTTTGCATCTGCGAAAGGGTTGAAATAGTCAATGACTTATAGGGAGGTTAAAAAGTCGGTTATTGGTTTGTTGCGTGGTGATAACTCTAAGGCAGCAGACTTTTTAGAAGATGATGACACATACCTCTCTATGGCTTTACGTGATGTAATGCTTAGATGTAAACCTTTGCATCTTATTGCAGAGTATGATGAAACAAAAACAGATGTTTTTCGTAGGATATACAGCACATATAATCAGATTGATGAAGTTTATAACCATTGGTATATCAGAAATCCAATTGTAAGTATTGAAGATGATGCAGCAATAGATATTGATGAAGAGCTTATCCAAGCTATTATTTATTATATGTGCAGTTATTTAACGAATAAAAAGAATATTGACTATGCAGGAAATGCACAAGCAATAGTTAGTATATATCAAAGCAATAGCGTGGATTTTACACAGTATGAATAAGAATAGTGTTGAAAAACTTATTGAAAACATGGGTAAAGATATTGATGAGAAGATATCTGTAGAAATTAAAAAAAACAACGAAAAGATTAGAAATATAACTTTTTTAGTTGCACAAATTTTAGTTACAGTTTTTGTAATTTATTTAGAAATTAAGAGATAGTTAATTATAGGGCTATTCGTAGCTTTATGATGAGCCAAGCTCAAAAAAATCAATACAAGGGTATATTATGGCAGATAATGTAACAACAGAAGAATTAGAACAGGCGTTGCAAGATTTAGCAACAGAAATGGGTTTATCGGTAAAAGAGTATGTTGAGTCATTGGGCTATGCAACAGTTGCAGACTTACAAGCTAGCAATGAGGGTTTACAAGCTCAAATCACAGCTATTACAGAACTTGACGCAGAGAATGGTGCAGAGTCACTCGCTGAAAAAATCAAAGCTATTCACGATGTAGTTTCAGATGAAGATGGTGTTGTTCAACAAATTTTAAACAAAATCCTTGAAAATAAACAAGCTATTGCAGATGAAACAGCTCGTGCTACTGGTGTTGAAGCTGATTTACAAAATCAAATTACAGCAAATCTTAACAAAGCAAACTCAAATGAAACTGCTTTATCAAATTTAAATGATACTGTAGTGGCAAATAAAACAGCACAAGATACAGTTAATGCAGGTGTGGAGTCTCGTCTTGCAGGTACAGAAAGCACAGTTGCTACACTTACTGGTGATGAAACAGTAGAGGGATCAGTTAAAAAGCAAATTGCAGATGAAGCAACACGTACAAATGTTGCTATTTCAACAGCGAAAACAGAAGCTATCGACACTGCAAAATCTTACACAGATGAGCAAATTGAAGCTATTACAGGTGATACAGCAGCAACAGTTGAGGGGTTAGATACTCGTGTTAAAACTGTAGAAGATACTCTTAATGATACAACAGATGAAGATGATAATCTTGTTAAAGGTGTAGTTACTCGTTTATCTGATGCAGAAGCTGCGATCGTTGCAGAAGCACAAGCACGTGTTGCAGAGCTAGAACAAGCAGTTGCAGATATGAAAGCATACTCAGACTCAAAAGTTTTAAAAGCTTCTTCAATGGATATGTGTGGTATTCACAACAAATTCCGTGCATCATTAGGTTTAGCTGATAAAACATGTGATGGATCAGGTGATGGTGACGGTGCAGTAGTTTAATAACTATAAACTAAATATATCACTCTTACAGCTCCCTATTTTGGGGGTTGCATAGAGTGATAATATAAAAATCAAAACAAGGATACTTTATGTTAAATATTAAAATACAAGGACACGTTGATATTTCAGTACCAACAGTTGAAGAAGCAACAGCTAAGGCTTTAGAGATAGTTGAAAATCTTGATATAGTTGCAAGCAATAGTGTGAATGTACTTACAAAGCTTTATTTCATTGCACCAAATGCAGGTGTTATTGTCGTTGCAATCAGTGAAGATGATAAAGAGGTTTTAAAAGTTGAAAGCCAGGTATTGGCAGTTACTAAAATTAAAGAGTACCCTCTAGCTAAATTGCCTGAACAGCTTGTTGTATATAAAGAAGTTATTGCGAACAACGAGAGTACATTTAGTTTTGATGAGTTGATGAATGTTGCTCAGGCTGTAACTGATAATTCAGATGAAAAAGTTATGCCTAAACAAATAACAATTACAAAAGTAATAGACTATAGAAATGATGATCCAAGTACACTTGTTCTAAACAGTGCGTTTGGAGATAACATATTTTTATCAACAGATGCAATTGTTAGCAATAATGGTGATGCTGATGCAGGAAGTATCGCCATTAATGATAAAAATGGAGTTGAATATGAAGCACCAGATAGTGGTGTATTAATTTTTCCTAGAGAAGAACTAAACCCTTTTAATATGATTAGATATCATCTTGTTGGAAAAATAAAAGATGGATCAGCAACTTATATTATTAGCACAAGAAGTAAAATTGAAGGAAAATTAATAGATCGCAGAGCATTTTTAGATACTTCAGGAAAAATACATGTCGATGGACTTGAATATATTAAAGCTAATGGTATTACTATAGAGTCAGGTATGACCATTGATGATTTTGTTAGTATGTTTGCTATTGATGGGATTATTGAAATAGATGTTGAAATCAAGTTTCCAGAAATTATAGGAAATTTATCGCTTGACAGAGATGTTTCTATTGGGAATTATAGGACTCTTGACCCAGATGACTACGGTTTCCTAGATTTAAAATTAAGTAATATCAGACTTGATACAGTTGAGGATTAAAAAATGGCAGGATTATATAAAAAAGAGGTACTGATTAGACCGGTATCAACAATTACAGTTCAAGGTGCAAAGGATTTTGCTAAAAATTGGTTAAGAGATACATTTCAAGATGTTGATACAAACAAAGATGCTGATGGCAATTATATTGATTTCTTTTTTGCAGATATTTTTGATGCAAGAGATGGGAATATCTATCGTGTTTATAGTGAAGCGTGTGATAAAAAGTATGACATGGGTGGATCTTTAGAATTTGAAATTCTTAACAATGTGCAAATTAATCAGAGTATAGAAGATGTAAATAGTGCATTAGAAGCAACAAATGAAAATTTAACTGCTATTGAAAACATAGTATATTCACCAGAAGCAGTAGTGATTTAAGGAGATTGTTATGAGTACAAAAAAGAAAATTAATTTTATTGTCGATGAAAGTAATTCAAGTGATGATGCAATAATAGATAGCCTTAAATCTGAATTTGGTGAAAATTTCACAGATGATGTAAATGTAATTATTGGTGATGGATTGAGGATAACAAATGTTGTGAATAGTGATAATTTAGATGTTATTGAAGTATCTCCATTTGTTAAGTATGCAACACTGAATGGTGTACGAGTTAATATTAAAACAGAAACAGAAAATAATGATAATGGAAGCATATTTAAGCTTGTAAGAATATTTGATAATGAAGATAATGATATCGATATAGATATGGATAAAACAATATTTATAATACATTTACCACCATATTTTATTGATAATATGTTATTAAATGTTTATATCTTTGATAGAAAAGTATTTTTAAACGGAACAGCAGCAAAAACAACATATATTAACAAAAACACTTCTTTAGTTTTATCATTTCCAACTAAAGAAACACTATTTAATTACAAGCTAAATACTTATAAATTTTTTGGATCTATTGGCATTGAAGAGTTTAACGATAGACACAAAAGTGGATATTGTTATTTTGTTCTTGATAGTGTTAAATATAAATTTTTATTAGAAGATGGTGAAGAAAAATTTTATAAATATGAAGATGGAGAATATATTGCAATTGAACATGGAGATATTCAAAAATCAGATAAGATTACCATTGGTTTCAACGATAGTTACAAGTCACTTACTATCAAATATGAAGATGATAACCTCGTATATGGTTTTGTGAATGATGATGGAATTGCAGAATTTATTACAGAATATAAACAAGAAATTCCATTAGCACAGTTATCATCAAATGGGATTGAGTACAATAGTAATAATTTTAAAGATACTACATATATAACACTAAAAAATATAGCAGGATATCTTCAAGAAGAAGATCTTAAAAACATCTATGATGCTATTGATACGAAGATGAAAGATGTAGACAACACAATTAAAAATCTTACAAATTCTGCTTTAACAAAAGATGAACTATTAAATGATGATAATTTTATTAATTCAATTTTATCTAAATTTATGGATGCTATAAAAATACAACTTGTTGCAAAAAATGGAGATATTATTTCTAATAATCTTATTTATGATGAAAACAAACAAGCTTTTGTTCTTGACTATGATACTTCGTTGCTAGATGGTACAGACTATACAATTGAATTAAAATTATCATAGGGATCTGCTATGAAAAGAACTGTAAAGATTATAAAAAATGGTGAAGCAGTAGAGCTTGAACAAGGTGGAGAATATATTGTAGGTGGGAAAAAATATACTGTAAATATTGACTTTGAAATAGGTAAAGTTACTCTTGGTCGTATTTGTAAAGATGAAAAAATAAGTGCAGATATAATTCCTCAAAAATTATCTCTATACACAAATGAAAGTAGTATTGTTAGCCAGTCTGTTCAACATAAACCTGTTATTGATAATGGTGTAATTATCATTGATGATAACTATGATTGTGCATATTGCTTGAATGATGATATTGAACTAAGCAACATAAAGTTCATTAAAAATGAAACATTACAAGTAGTTCGTTTTATGAAACTTATTGAAAATGCCAAGCTTATTATATTTAAAGGTGGTGATTATCAAAACACTATTAATTTTTTACTTCTTGTGAAATTTGCAAAAAATATTATTGATATTAAAATAGATAATAAAGATTTAGGTATTGAAATTCATCATTACGAGGATAAACATGGAAATAAAAAGAAAAGTATTAATATAACAATTGATTGTAATAACTTAATTAACCTGAAGCAAGTATTTCATGCTGTAAGTTCTCTTTATACTGATGATATGGAAGAAGTTTTTATCAATGATGAAGATGGAAATATTTTATATACTTATTATAAGTTTAATTCATTATTTAAAGATAATTCCATATTTTATAAAAAATCTTTTATTGATTATAACAATTCTTTGCAATTTGACGCTATTACCATAAACGGTATTAGTATGGATAGTATTAAAAAAAATATCGCTGATTTTAATATTTTAGATTTTCAATCATTCTTACCATTTTATGATTTGTATCAAAATACTGATGGTGAAAAAACTTTAAGTATTAATACTTGTGATGAAACTTGTATTGAAGCAATATTATATATTGCCAATGAAGCAAAAATAGCAAATATAAAAATAGATTTTAAAGTGCTTTGTGATTTTACAGAAAAGTTCTTTTTATGCCCAGATTGTTTTCATAGTGGATCTAATATGTCAAATGATGGTTCAGGATCAGATGGTTCAGGATCAGATGGTTCAAATGGATCGATGAGTGTTGATATTGGATGTTTAAAATATATTCATAATATTTCACTTGATGTTTACTCACCTGATTGTTTCTTTAAATATAAAAACTTTATTGAAAACGCAAAAGTAAAAACTGTTGATTTTCATAATAATGATAGCAAAGATCCTAATACATTTGTTCTTGACAGTAGTGTAGAAACTGTAAAAAATTCTAATACATTTTATAGAGGATGGAAATCTGGCGACTATAACATTTTCGAGTCTGGTGATGCGTGGGTGAATTATAAACCATTTTTCAAAAATATAAAAACTATAAACGGAATTGACGTATCTAAAGGATATCTGTTCTTAGATCCTTTTTTACAAACTCCTGGAGACTTGAGTGAAAATGATATTGACTATGAAGATTTTAGTGAGAATGATAAGCATTTTGGAAAATTTAATGAATACCCAGTAGATAAATTCTTGTATGAATTTGCAAATATTAGATTTACGAATATGGGGAATAATATTTTTCCAAACTTTAAAAAAGATTATCTTGATGAATATTGTGTATACATGAATGATGCTGATAAATCATTTATAAATGCTATTTTTAAAGCAAGTGAGTATTTTAATAAAGATTTTAAATATTACATAAACAATTTAGGTACATCACTATTTAAAACACTTTTAACAGGAGAATTAATTTATGTTATGAATTATGCTGATTTTGAAAATGTTTGTGAACTTGAAGAAGATTATAATCATTCTTATAATTTTCATCAAGGCAATCATTTGGAAAAAACAGATACAAGTGGTACTGTTATTTATACTGATGAAAATAATGTGAATATTGTATCTTATACAAAAACTTTTGTTGGAATTATTGGATTTGTTTTTGATAATGGTTTATGGAGTTTTAAACACCCTGATATGCAAGATGAGAAAATAGAACTGATAACATGGTTTAATAAAAGTTTATCTTCTGATAAAAAAGATACATATTTGCCACCAAAAGATGTAAAAGATGAGGATAAAAATGTTATTTATCATTTAACAAAAAACGATGATGGAAGCATAGAAATCACATGGGAAAACAATAGTGGTATAGATGCTAAGTTTTTTACTATAAATGATACAAAAGTATTGATACCGGCAGGGGAGGGGTAAGATGCCAAGAAATAAAAAAAAATCTGTAAAAGCAGGGTGTGGATATAGAGCTAATGTAAGTAGTGGTAAAGTTACAATTTATCCTACTAGAAACAATAAGACTTGTTCAGTTACTCTTGGATTAGGAGATGCTACATTTACATTTGACCCAAATGATCCACCTGATACAATTAAGCGAATTATTACAAAAGATAGCGATGGAAGATATACTCCACAAATTCTACCTATACCAAACAGAAGCGTTAAGATATTTACAAGTGTTGAAGATATAAATGAGACTTTTACAGATGCAGATGGAAATACAACAGATGTACATTTTAAGCGTCTTAATGGCTTTAGAATTGATAATTTTCAAAGTGGTTTATATATTGCAACAGGTGTAAACAATATTTCAGGATCAGGAAGTAAATTAGCAAATCATAAAACTACCTATATGTTTTCTGGTTCAATTCCTTATAATTTAGAATTTACAGCAATTCAATTACTTTCAATTAGAGGTGGTTATGCTTATCTTGATAGTGATGGATATGTTAATGTTGTTAGAGATAGTTCAGGTGTAGTAGCACGTTTCAACATGGGTGATAATTATATTAAAGATAAAATTGTAACAGAATTTACTGTTACCGGTGATAGTAAAACTTTTATATGCAGGAATATTGATGGATATGCAATTGAAGTGTATTGCCCTTTTTCATACTCTGGTTATTTTTTGCATAAAAATATTCATGAAAATGTTATAAGAGTAGCATCTGGCAGGATATTAAAACAACAAATTGACGGTGTTGTAGAAAAATCTATTTTAACAGATGATGGTTATGCTATTGCTATAGGTGAAAATGATGTTATTGATATTGTACCTAACGGTGGAGGTGGAGTAAAAGAAATAAAACCAGGTGATGGATCAAATAAATACACTAAAGTTGTTTTTACTTACAGACTTGATGTTGAAAATAATCTTTATAATAATGATAAAAAAATAGCATCTAATATTTATGGCTTAGGTGTTGCAACACAGGAGAGCATGAAAAGCTTAACACTTGGAAAGGATGGTGATGTTTCTGATGCAGTAAAACTAGAAGCTATAAATATTTTTAAAAGTCTTAAAGTTGATAACAGTTGGATTGAAGAATATATAAAATGGTATTCTGAACAATCTTTGCCAACTTGTTTATGGGCTGGTGTGCATGATACAAACACAACAACAAAAACAACAGGTATATGTACAAGTAAACCAAAATGTGTTAATAATTATGCAATAGGTCAAGCTATTGTTGCCATTGATGTAGATGGAAAAGTATTTAAACTTAATGGTGATATTCTTGAAGAACAGCCAGTTTTAGAACTAGATGATAAAGCATTTAATGCAATAAATAGAGTATCTCTCAATGGAAAAATAGTATCTTTTAAACATAGCACAAATAAATTTAGACTTCCTGATGTCGATGTAGCTATGGCACAAGATAATCATTTTTTCAAATTTTAAAAAATGCCCTTAGATAGGGCGTTATAAATAATCAATACAAAAGGAGTTAAGTTATGAAAACTTACGAAATAGGGCAGAATTTCGATGTAGTTGTATCAACAAAAGCAACACTTTTAGGTGCAGAATCAAATGAGTTTACAGTGGAGTTTGCACCGACTAATGATCTTAAATCAGTTACAGCAGTTGATGGTGGACTTACTGAAATAGTAGAAGATATAGAAGCAGCTCATACAGCAACAGTAAATGGTGCAGTATCTTATGGTGCTAAGCTTATTTCTGTAGATAGTGGGCACAATATTGTAAGTGGAGATAGCATTGAATATGCAACAGGAAAATATGTATATGTTACAAAAGCTACAGATACGAAACTTTATCTTAGAACACCACTGCGAACATCACTTGCAGATGATGCAACACTTACACAAGTTGGAAATACAGGAGTTTATAAAACAGAAGAATTTTCAATTCCAAATGCAGGAGAATATCTTGTAACAATTACTAGCCCTGAACACGGCATTATCGTAGAAGATAGAATACGAACAGTTGATAGTACAGCAGAACAGGTGATTGACCCTGATGCACCGGTTTACAGCGATGTAGCAGTAGCATATTAAGATCATATAATGGTAGTAAGAGTTGATACAACAAATATAACAAGAGGTTTAAGCTTCAATATTGTTGTACAGACAAATGAAGAGCCTTGTATATCAATCTATGCTTTTAATTCAGCGTCACATGAAGTTGTGATGTTGGATTATACAATAGAGCAAAACGGAGTATTTTTTAAAGCCAGTTCAAAAGCACCTAGTTTTGATGGATACTTGTTAGCTAAAATAAACTCAAAATGTTTAATTGTTAAAAAGATAGGGCATCCTCTTGATATGTTTGTAATTGGTTACAAGGAAAACTATACGATCCATTACAAAATGTTTAATCAAGATGGTGAAATTACAGAAGATGGAAAACTTAAAAATATAATAGATGGTTTTTACTATTGTAAAGTTCCTACAGAAATAACAATAATAGAGACTCTAAGAAAAAGATTTATATTAAAAAACAATTTTACTAAACTTAATTATGATGTAATACTTGGAGATGGAACTATTGATAATATAGATCTTCCTAATTATAATTTATCTAGCACATTAAATGATGTAACACTAGCAGATGTTGATTTAATTGATACGGATATAAATGCAACACTTGCTGATGTAGAAATAAAGGAATATTAAAAATGAGTTTAAAAAGTACACTAAAAGATATCCTTGATGTAGTAGCATTTCAAAAAGATGAAGATGGTAATGAAATATCTATACTAGCAAAAGCCAAAGTTGATCTCAATAAATTTTTAGATGAGCATACATCTATTAGTGATGATGAAAAAGCTAAAAGAATTTATGATTTTTTTACAAATACAATAACAAATGTTACAGTACAGGCGATAGCAGTAGCAGGACAAACACCACTACAAGATGCACAAATACAAACAATGAAAGATGAGACAACACAAAAAGTAAATTCTATGAGGATAGATGATACAAACAAAACTAATGAGAGTGTGCAAAAAGTTATTAGTATGCAAAACGAAGATAAAGCAAGGCTAAATGATAGTGCCGTTAATGTTGCAAAAGCAAAGGCAGAGATAGAAACACTTATACCAGTTCAAGTACAAGAGATTACTAAAAAACTAGAACTCATGGATAATGATATTATAATTAAGCAAGCACAAGTAGATTTAGAAAAAGAGAAAATACCTCTAATGCAGGCACAAACTGCAAATGAGACTAAAAAACTAGATCTAATGGATAAAGATATTGGCATTAAAGAGCAACAAGCACTTGTTGAAGCTGAGAAAGTATCACTAATGAACGCACAAACTGCAAATGAGACTAAAAAACTAGAACTCATGGATAATGATATTATAATTAAGCAAGCACAAGTAGATTTAGAAAAAGAGAAAATACCTCTAATGCAGGCACAAACTGCAAATGAGACTAAAAAACTAGATCTAATGGATAAAGATATTGGCATTAAAGAGCAACAAGCACTTGTTGAAGCTGAGAAAGTATCACTAATGAACGCACAAACTGCAAATGAGACTAAAAAACTTGGATTAACACAACAACAGATAAGAGTATCTGCTACAGAAGTACAATATAAACTTGCACAGCTAAAAGCTATTCAAAAAGCTGGAGATATAAACAGGGAAATTGAAGCAGAAAAAAACGCAACACAAGTAAGAGTTGCTGAAATTTACAAAGCATAGGAGTAGCTAATATGTTGGTTCAAACAGCAATAGAATATATTGATTACATAATAAATAACACTGTTAATGAATACCAGGCAACAGATAATAGCACAGATGCTGATGGTAATTATATACAGCATCCTTTGGAGATCAAAACAGTAGAAAATAAACTAGAGTCTTTATATTTTGGATTAAGAGATGCAGCACTTAACACTATACCATTGAAACTACTAGAGAGCTATACTAGTAATGCAACAGAGTTTAAGAAAATATCTGTTTCTGAATTTATAAGAGTTCCAAACGAACCAAAAATTGGAGAAAACTTAGATATTGATGAGGGGCTAGTTTTTGCAGTGATTTACAAATCACTATCTTTCTTGTGGAATGGATATAATAGCTATTCAAGTGATGCTGACGCAATATATGCAAATTTTAATGATGCGATGCGAGACTATTTTTTATATAGAGATACACAAGAATCTTTTACAGAAAAAATATTTTTTAGATACACAAATGATGGTGAGAATTGGCATGACAATTATCAAGATGGAGATATCTATATATCTTTTAAACAAGGTGATGGAATATGGAGCAGTGCTATTCGCTTTGTAGGGAAAGATGGTGAAGATGGTGATGCAGGAAGTGGATCATCTACTTTTTTAGATCTAACAGATACGCCAGATACTTTTGAAGCAAATAAATTTTTAGCAGTAAATGATGCAGGAGATGCAATAGTACAAGTTGATGCACCAAGTGGAGGATTAGAAGAACAGCCATTTGATGGAATAGATGGAGCGAGTGGAAATTATGCACAGAATTTCAATGATATTGTAGGGAACTATTTTTATGTTGATGTTGGTGGAGATTTAAGCTTTGATATAACAAAAGATGCTGATGGCAATTATGATATTGCTTTAGGTAAACTTTATACTATTGAATTTATACCAAACGGTAATAATATCTCTTTAGCTTTTGATGCTCTAGGAGATAAAACTATTGATAGTTCACAGAGTATAGTAATGGTTGATATATTATTTGATAGCATTGATATTTATATAATGGGCATAAGAAACTTTGCATAGTATATGATATATAATTTTAATGAGTTTTTTTAAATGTCTAACCAAGTAAGTATACCATATCCATATCCAAATTATGATGATGATTTGATTGCAAAAGAGATAGTAAATGGTACATATATGGCATCTATAAATATGATGATACAAAACTCTAAAACTGGAGAAGATAGATATACTCACAGGCAAGTTATGCCAGATATTTTAGAAACAATTATTGACGGTAAAGAGCCTAAAGCAACAGATGTAAACAGCATAGATGATAATCCTATTATTTACAATAGAGACAAAATATTAGAGGATGCAGTTTTGCCAATAAAAAAAGATGTAGGAAGAGATATACCTATGATCGTATCTACTGCTATGTGTCCACAAGATTTAAACTTCATAGATACTATTGAACAAAAAGTATTATATTCAACTTATCAAAATAGTGTATCACGTTATGATGATGGTATTAATAAGTTTTTGGTACTGTTTGAAAAAACAAATGATGGTGAAAGCACTCAAAACAACGATGGAGATATATATACTTTTTATAAAATTTTAGGAACTGAAAAAACAAAGATTTTTGATGTTAAAGCAGATGATTATGGTGTACCTTTATTTGTATATTCTATAGGTAAAAGAAACTTTTTTTATTCTGATGATAATAATCTTTATGAATATAGTAAAGATGGGTTTTTAAAACTTTTAGATGTTGGAATATATGAGTTAGTACCATTTTTAGTAATTGAAAATAATAATATTTATATTGTAGGGTATCACGGAAATATATATTTACAAAATGTTGATAATGGAGAAATAATAAGTAGTGATTATAATGTATCTCGAAATTCCACAGATAATATGAGTTCTGCTTATGGGTTTAACTATTTTAGAGACAACAGAAATACTTTTTATGTTGAAAATGGAGAGATTAAAAAATTAAATGGAGTCTCTTTTTACGGAGCAAGTGCTAAGATGCGTTTTGATTATTTATATCAAACAAGGAGTTTGGTACATTTTACATATTTTAATGAAAAAAATAATCACTTTGATTATCCATTTTCAAAACCTCCTGCCTATGGAATACTTTTTCTTGGTGATGTAAAGGAAGCCTATGTAACAGTTGGGAAAGATGGATATATTTATTTTACTAAAGATTATGTAACATATAAATCTACTGGTATTAAAGCTAGTGGAAAATCATTTTTATATAATACATCATTCTTTATTGCAATTTTTGAAAAATACATATATATCATTGGTATGGATAAGATAGATGTGTTACGTGTATCAAATTGGGCATACAACATACCACGGAGCGACTTAGGTGAAGAGTTTGCAAAACATGATCTTGTAAATAGAGGTTTTAATGTAATTGGTGATTAAAATATACTTATTTTAAACTATAAAATTTGATAGTCTTGTAAAAAATGTTTGAAAATAGATGGAAGTTCAATACATTATAAAAATATGGGGTTTCAAATGAATATGTATAACATAAATAACGATCCAATAGGTACAAAAACTATACAACAAGGTAAAGGTTTACAGATGCCTGATGGTAGTTTTGGAAATAGTGTAACAATGAAATTTAACAATACTACACAGAAGCAAAATAGAATGATAAACACACTTGCACAAACACAGCAGAAACAATCTTTTACAAATAACTATCCTAATGGTATAAAGCCTCCACTAGTACATTTAGAGCTAGATAACAATAACAAAGAAATAGGTAATTTTTTGCAATATCTCGCAGATAAAAGAAATGCAGCAATGATACAGAAATACGATGAAATGAACATGAAAAACAATCAGTTTTTAAAAAGATTATCAAATTCAAAATTTCAATCCAAACAAAATAGATATCAACAGCAATTATTACAACAACAAAGATTAAAACAACAACAGAAGCAATTTAATAAAACTTTTGACTTCAATGTTCAAAAGTTTGATATAACACATGATTTTGAAATGCAAAAGTATTTACATCCACAAAACATTACAGATAGTTCAGAAAAATATAAACTCGAAAGAACAAAAATTTTTACTAAAGATCCATCTAGCTTAGTTCCTGAATGGGAAGATTTAGATGAAAAAACAAAAATTCAAGTTAGAGATAGTTATATAAACAATGGAACTATACCAAAGTTAGAGAGTAGTAGTGGATGGTTTGGAGATGTATATAGAATAGCAGGTGAAAATAATCAGCAAGGACAACAATACGAAGCTGAAAGAGTTGTAGGAAATAAAAAATTTATAAAAAAAGATGGCGAATGGTATGAAATTTAAAAATAAACGTTTTACTTAAAATGTACTTATTTTAAACTATAAAATTTGATAGTCTGTCAATAAAAAAACAGGCTATCTATAATGAAAAAAGTTTCAGATCCTAACATACTTCAACAGCTAGAAAATGATGTAAATCAATATAAAAAGGTAACAGATAAAGATACAATAGACGCACTAAATAATCAAAGTGGCTTTTTTGGATCATTCGCAAAAGGATTTACTAAAAGCTTTGATGAATATGCCTCTTCTATAAATAAAGGTTTAGATTATGTTGCTGATACTGTAACAGGAAGAGATACTAAATTTTTTGAAGATAATCAAGCATACTGGAATAAACAAAGTTACTTAAATGATATACAAACATCACAACACAGATATTCAAGATTTGCAGGTGAATTAATTCTTGATCCTTTAAACTTAACACCAGCAGGAGTTGTAAGCAAAGGTCAAAAAATAGGAAAAGCAGGTAGTTTAATAGAAAAAATTGCAAAAAATGCTACAAAAACAAAACCAAGATCTATTGCAACAAGTTCTGTTTTAGGTGCAGGAATTGGAGCAAGTACAACAGCATTTAAAGAATATGGAAATGAAAACTTATCTGATTCAGAAAAACTTGATAATGCAGAATTTGGAGCAGGGATCGTTGCTGTAATTAATGGAATTATAGCAACAGTAACAAAAGGAAGAGTAACAAATGCAATTAAGCCAGAGATGCTGCAAGGTGCAAAAAGTGATGAAGAGATAGCAAATGCAATTTTAAACAATGCAGATAGTTTAGGATTAAGCCCACAAGAGACACAAGCAATTCACACAGAAGTTTTACAAGGAAAATACCCTAAAGTTCCAAATGAATTTAAAGTTGAAAAAGCAGGTTTTGGAAAAAAATACGAGCCTAATTTTCAGATGATACCAAATCATCCACCTGCAACAATGGATATAAATACAGCACTATCAGTTTTAGCAAAAGAAGCAGATAGGAAAAGGGTAGCACAAGGTTTAGAGCCTATCTATCAACATAAATATGAAGTGCAGCCACAGTACAAAAAAGAGAGTATTTACCCACAACAACCAGAGCAGCCATTCACTCCAAACTTTGTAAGTGGAGATTTTAACAATAATATACCAGTACCACATAATGCAGATGCAGAGCCTATGAGTTCAATAAATGATATTGACTATAAAGCAGAACTTGCAAAGCTTGATGATACAGATGTAAGTCTTACGCCTAACGAATGGGAAGAAGCAAACGCAGTTTTTGCAAAAGGTATAGACAATTTAGCAGTAGGAACTTATGCAGGAATAGGGCAGGATGAAAACGGAAATATAACTTTTGATCCAGAGAAATTCATCTTAGGTTTAGGTGGATATACAGCAGTAAAACACGCTTTAATGAATGGAACTATAAGAGGTAAGTTAAAAGATATTGCAGTAGATGCACTCGATAGAGTAAACTTTAATCCAGAGGTGCAAAAGCAGGGCAATAGTTTTAACTCTATGAGTCCAGTTAAAATGGGAGATAACTCATTATCAACTATAGATGATGTAAAAGAAACTTTATCTAAACATAGAGGACAATATACAAACATAGAGTACACAAAAGATAATTGGAATAAATTATTTC